TCAACAAAAACACGTTGATACCACGCGCACTTGGCGCAACATGCCGAGCCAACCGTTGAGCCAACTTTTCTTCTGATGACAACTCGTTTTCATCAACGGGCAACACCGCAACCACGTTCTCTGTAGGTGTCCTAAAAATAGCCATCAGGTTATGCTCGCTCCGAATCCATCCGCAACAAGTTCAGCGTATTCCACATCAGTCAAAAAATGATCCCTGCCACCATGCCACAATTTTTTAACCTGCCCTTGATCTCGTTGTTCCACAGTAGTGTACTCGCCGTTAGTTAACTTGTAAAGGTTTAGACCACGAGTATAAGTTTTGTAGTACGAACCTAAACGGTTTTCAACATCGAACATACCGAACGCGCCACCACCGTACGTGTCTGTGAAAGGCACACGGAAAATGTGTGACTTATCCCAATCCGCCGTACCAGTACCAACACCTGAACCTGTCGCTGTACGCCTGTTAATTCTTGCACCAACACAAGTTTGTGTACCTAAACCCGAACCTGTGGCTGTACGCAAAGACACCAACAACCAAACACCGGTACCAGCACCCACACCCGAGCCTGTAGCGGTACGGACACTAACAACAATGTCAACAGCAGTACCCGAACCGACACCCGAACCCGTTGCTGTACGCACAGGAATAAGCGCACCAACACCCGTCGCCGAACCCGTACCTGAACCTGTGGCGGTACGTGGCGCAATATGCAAACCTGTGGAATCCATAGTTCCAACACCCGAACCTGTCGCCGTACGAACAACAACAAGAACCCCTACCGCAGTAGCACTACCAACACCACTACCCGTTCCTTGACGTTGACGCAAAACATTCGCAACAGAAGAAGCAGTACCGGAACCCGAAGCCGTAGCAGTAACAGTAAGAACCGCACGAACACCAAGATAGAAACGGCCACCGTTCCTAAACGGAAAACTAAAATCGGTTAACTGCCCTAAACGTATCTGAGCAGAACCAGAAGCAACCCCAGAAGTACCACCACCAGAACCCGTAGCAGTACGACCAACAACACGAAAATAGGTGCCACGATAAAACGGGCGTGTATCAGAAAACGGTTCTGCGAAACCTGTAACTGCTGCCTGCGCCATAGGGTTTACCCCCTACGACTAATCGAGAGACAGCGTAAGCGTGGTGATCTGAAAAGTATCCCCAGCAGTAACAGCAGCAGACGTTGACAAAGCACCAGTCCACAAAGCATTACCCGCAGTCGAAGCATCCCACAAAGACCAATGCGTAATCGTTTCAGTTGCCGCAACGTTAGTCCACTCCAAAGTTGCATTAGTCGCAATAGAACCCGACGAAGCCGCAGCCCAAGAAGCCTCTTTGCGTGTCGTTTCTGTAGCAGCATTAGATGTTGCAGCCTCACCAGGATCACCAGTATGTAGCTTCACATACACGTTTGTAGGAATAGTCCAAGCAGTTTTACCTGTGGTATGTTCCAAAATTTTGTTTTCAGCATAATTAGAAATCGACATAAGAACCTCTCACACGGACACTATACACCATACGAAAGTAGGGCCAGGACAGAAGGGGAACTGCCTGGCCCTACATTCATTTATTAACTTACTTCAACTAGATGGGTTTATGCGCCACCAAGTGAAGACGATGTGTTGATAACACGGATAGCTGCCTGACGGAAAATTCCGTAGCCACCCAACCAGTACCAACCGACCGGATTGAAACGCATCAACGAATCCACTACTGGACCACGCACAACCTTCGGATATGCTCCGTTGCCGTCTGTGATCGAGTGTGCCTTCGCCAATGATTGACGACCCATGATGATTGTCTGATAGAGGTCAACTGTTGAAGCCGATCCACCAGTCAAATCCAATGGTGCGCGAGGAGTTTCAATGAAACGAATTGACTCAAATGCGCCAATTTCGCCATTGTAAATTCCTGCTGTATCCACATAGTTATGCGGATCACGCCAAGACGCTGCACCGGTTTCGCGGCGAAGATCGTACGAAACGTCTGGGTGAATGAAACCCATGTACATTCCGTTGAATGACTGTGCCTTTGAACCACGCAACTGTGCTGTAGCGATACGAACATCGTTTGCTTCAATGATGTCTTCTGCTTGAACTGTGGCGTTCGATGATGGGGTTGTTGAACCGCCACCACCGTAAATCACGTTCGTTGCAGCCTTCAAAACGTTAGCGACAACAGTATCGATTGACGATCCTGCGTTGTAACCGATCAAGTTGGCTGCAACAGCATCAACGTCAAGGAACGAAGTTCCACGAAGTTTTGCGGTTGTGTTAATTGTGTTGCCGTACTCTGCGAGAGTAACTTCAACTTGACTGTCCGCCATTGTTGTCGGAGTCAAATCGGTTGTTTCTGCGAGTGTTGATGTTGCGTCAGCGAGTTCCGAGAAAATCGTGAACTTAACTGATGAACCAGGCATTGATTGTGCAACAGGTTGAACGTCTGCTGCAGCGTCAAAAAGCATTTCTGCGCGAAGCGCGAAATATGCGATTTGATCAAACGCTGTCTGATCGACTGATAGTGAACTTGCTTGTGTAATTGCCATGACCTTTGAGGTCTTTCTCCCCAAAGACTTGCTTTGAGGCTAGATGTTTTGTGATGCCTGACTTGCTTGAGTCAATACCTGCATAACTTCGTCTTGAGATTTGGCGTTACGGATTTTGGTATTCCAATCCACTTCAGGTTCGCTGTTATCACCGAAACTTTTTGCCTTTGACACCCTGTTCCAAGCATTTTGTTCTGCCTGAACTTCCGGTTTCACTTGCGTAGCACCAATGAGATTCACTTCCTGGGCGGCTTGTCGGATCGCTTCTGCTGTCATTTCGCCTTCGTAACCTTTAACAAAGTAGCGTGAAGAAGGTGCGTTAATATCAACGCCTGCTTCCACAAACGCCAACTTGCGTTGGGCTTCTGTTGCTGCTGACAGTTTGGCTTCCAGTTCTTTGTTCTTGGCTTCAAGATTTCGAAGCTGTGCGCGTACTGGATTCCGTTCAACCTGGTCCTTAGCGTCTTCCTCAAACTCGTAGTTTGCATCTGACATGACCCACTCCTTCTGCCCACACTTTGACCAGAGGAGTCAAAATGGCTGCAATCTCACCCGTGTGTTACACGTCGAAATCGGGGGGTCCGACGGTTATCCCTAATGGGATAGATGTGAGTATATGACCACTAAGGGTGGTTGTCAAGTATACGAATTATTCGGCTACACCAAGACCGGTTTGTACGGTACCTGATGTTTGGCCAGTAGTTTTAGCGAACCCGCCGCCACCTTGAAACGCCGCTTTGCGGGTTCCTCTACGTTCAGCAAGTTGACGTTGCGCTTCAACATCGTAGCCAAGTGCGGCCCCAACCTTTTGTTGCTGTGTCAAAGCCTGCTCGCCCATCATCTCGGTGTACAAACCTTCTTGCAAACCTAAAGCCGTGAACCCTGCTTCGGCTTCTTGTGCTGTGATGCCACGTGCCGCGATCTCCTCAGCGGTAGCGAACTGCAACTGGATGTTGCCTTGTTCTTTGGCTCGTGCCGCAATCTTCGCAGCCTCAGCTTGACGAGTCAAAATCGGTGCAGCTTTAGTTGGGTCCAAAAAGTAGGCCGCCAACCCTGCTTCGTTCACACCGTACAGTTCTTGCATCTGCCGTTTAACTTCAGGGTCAGCATCCTGTACAGCTCTGAAGCCTTCTTGTACACGTGTCTGTAGTTCTTGTGGCGATACGTCGCCTTCAAGTAGTGCAGTAAAATCTTCTGTCTGATCGTAGAAACCTGGCGGTAAACCGTTCGATTGAAGTAGCCGACGGTAATCGTTTTCTAGTTGCAAATAAGATGATGGATCTAGTTCGGCTAAACCTTTTTTTGCTCTAGCAGCGTTAGCGGTAAAACGTTTCTTGTATGCGTCTTGTTCACGCAAAGAAAAAATAAGTGCGTCAGGATTATCTACATCTACTTCGCCACGAGCGTAAACGCCATACAAATAGTCGGATAAATCGCCTAATCCGTAGGTTGCTAATACTGCTCGAATAGTGTTCCTTGCATCTGCACGTGCCTCAAAACCGGTACTAGCAGTTGTCGTTGCGTCTGTTACCGCATCCGTAATAACAGTTGTCGGCGTGACAACAGGCTGCGTAGACAAACCATAAGCCGCTTCTTTCGGAGCATAAGCAGCAGCAACCTCAGCAGCAAAATCACGTACAGGCTCAGGCGTAGCACGACCACGCGCCTCGGCCAACGCCCGCATATCTTCAGGAGTCATTGACATTATTGAACCTTTCCAAACGCACGAGCAATAGCCAACCCGATACTCGTAGCATCCTGATTAGCTTGCTTAGTAAACGAATACTTATACTTATCGTTAGTACGCAACTCAGTCTCCCACTCAGACATCGACAACACACGAGGCTGCCCATCCTTACGATAATTCAAAGCATCACTAAAATCTGTAGCAAAATTGATCGTGTTCGGGTCCAACTCCAAAAGTTTCGCAGCCTTCTCCTTATACGAAGCAGACAAATCCTCTAACGTCAAACCGGCATCAATCTGTTCCGACAAATGCCCATACGTTGCCTTCGCAGCAAGACGGGCCTTACGAATCAAATCATCACGAGAAACAGCCACACCCTCAGCGTTCGGCGTACCAGCCAAAACCTGCTCAACTTGCGAATCAGCAAAATCAAAAAAGTATTGTTTACCAATATCCTTCAAAGCCAAATACGGTGTAGAAGCACGAACCTCGTTAACTGCTAGATCGTTAACATATTTGCCGTCGACTTTGTTGAACAGTTCAGCGTAAGCCTGCTGTTTAAGGTTGTCGCCCTCATACCCGAACTGGATAGCCTTCGTCAAAAACTTCGCCAAATTACCTGAACCCCAAGTAAAATTACCAATAGCAGTTGACAACTCTCGACCTTTTTGACTGGTTTCAAGCCCACGATAAAACGAAGTACCTTTCCACCTACGATCAAACTCAACATTTTCCATAACCTGTTTACCGGTTTTTGGGTCAATCGCTTTAGAAAACAAAGTAAACACATCCGCATATTTAGTGCGGTCAAGATCGGTAAACATCCAACTGTATTGCGGATAGTTCTGTTTGAACAACGGTTCCCACGAAGTATCTACAACACCAGGCGTAGCAGTTGTGCCAGTCTTCAACGCTTGTCGAGCAGTCTTTCGGTTCTCCGGTGTGTCGGGAAGTTCAAGTTCAACAAGTTTTGCATCAACCTGTTCTTTCTTGATAACAACTTTTGCTCCACCGTTACCGCCACCCGTAGGTAGTGGTGGTTTTTCCGCAGCTACTTCTGTCTGCGCAACAACACGAGGTCCAACACCCACACGAACTGGTTGATCGCCGCCAGTAGAACTAACACCAGGCGTTACAACAGACGCAGTTTCAACCGCCGCAGCAGCAGTATCCGCCGGTACCACATTCCCGTCGTTTTGTTTAATTACCAAACGATTAAAAACTATGCCCTGTTTCTCAAAATCTGTGTACGCAGAATTTAACTCCGTCATCGCATTTAAGTAAGCGGTGGCCCTGTTTGGGTTGTTTGGGTCGGCTTTATAAGCTTTTTCTACTGACTTATATAGACGTTCTAAAGTAGGTATTTGAGCATCAACAGCCTGCTGCAACAACGTTTTGTTTCTTGCCGTGGCCTTCGCTGTGTCGGCTTCTGTTTTAGCGGCATCGTCAGAAGCCTTCTGTAACGGTTCATAAATTTTCTGTTTAGCGTCACGAACACCTTTGGCTTTTTCGTACGCAGTTTGCACCGAAACATATTTGTCGGTACCAGGTACAGCGTTACCTAAATCTACAAAAAGTTTGTCAACGAGTGCTTGCGCATCATCAAATGCTTTTTTGGCTTTGCTTAGTTCATCCATTACGCCCCCAAAGCTTTAATGCTTTGATCCATGATTGAAGCCAAGTTGCCGGTAGCAAAACTTTGTGCCTCAGGTTGAAACTGTTTAAGAATCTGTTGCTCGGCAACAGTCGAAGGCGAAGCCGCCGAAGTGAACACACCACCAGCAGCCTGTTTCTGTGCCTCAGCAATTTCCATCTGTTGATATGTTTTAGCAAACTTTTGTGCTGTCGCATCATCAATTTCGTAACCCAACAAATCTGTTGACGCTTTACGGAACACAACTTTAAGATCATCCGGTGAAGTAACCCGAACAGACGGAGCTTTTTTACCTGAACTTTGAACCTGTGGGGTGCCTTCAAGAATTTGGAAAGCAGTCTTGTATGTGACACCGTTAGCGTTCGCAACATTGTTTAAGAACTCTGCCATCGCGCTACGGTCAACCGAATCAACCCTGTTCGTACTCGGTTTTGAGTTGCCGTAGTAGCCGCGTGTTTGCAACAGGTTTGTGTAATACTTGTATTGGGTTGGGTCTTTGATAAGTTCCAACAAAATCGTGTTCGCATCAGTTAACGCATTAAGATCATATTGTGGGCGGGTAACGATACCGTTTTCGTCAACCAACAACGGGCCTCGATAAACAGTTCTACGACCAGCACCACCACCGCCGGCAGTTTCAAAATCTTTCGGATCAACAGCGATACCTTGCGCCGAGCCTTTAACTATGCGCGACGGATATCCGTAACCCGACAAATAATTTGTACCACCCTGCTGACCGGCAGAACCAAAAAAAGCCAACAATTCTTCCTGGGTCATCTCCGTAACTTTTTTGTCGCCAGTAGCGGTCTGTGTATCTTTATCGTCTGCAGCCATCAGTCCTCAACCTCATACGAAAGGAATCGTTGCCACACACGGCCAAACTCAGGGTTCTCTAAAATAAGCATTTCGCCCATACTAGCCAACTTGTCTCGAAGGTATTGAGTTTGCTTTGATTGCTTAATGTTATTTGATCCGAACTGTTGCAAAGCGATATTTTGTGCCGCGGTGCGGAACGTCAAATAGGTGTTAATTGTTTGAGCTATCGGACTGTTAGCGACACGTGAATCAGTCACCAGAGCCTTCATGTCTTCAACCTGGTTGTCGTATTCGCCCACCTTGAACTCGGCCACCAACGGGAAACCTGGCAGTTCAGCGTGTAACGCAGCACGATACCGCTTCAACAAAGCACGACTGTCATCAGTCGGGAACTGGCCGATCTGTTTCCTAGCCCAACGATACTTCGCCGAACCGATACGTTCCTGAGCCAAATCAATGATTTCTTTGTCAGTTAACCGTTCACGGCTACCGCTACGGATTTGACGATCCCACACAGCAAACGAGAAATCGTCGCCACCTGGCGCAAGATATGAGGCGATCTCTGGGAACTCTTTAATCAAATCCCCATTGGATCGTTCCCAATCACCGAACTGTTCTGTGGCTTCCAAACCTTGAACCGTTGATTTAGATTTCGACGAAATGTACAGACCGGCATCGTCGCCGAACTGATCCAAAAAGGTTTGGACCGCAGAATCGTAGTCTTTTGTTTGCAAAGCATAGAACTGTTTGATTAGTTCGCTAACAAAAATGTCGCCGTCTTTGGTGGTGATTTTGAACTCTGTCGCACCGGCTGTCGGTCCGATGAACTGTGATAACGCTCTGAACGCTGTCAACCATTGTGCTTTGCCTTTAGCGTCTGATTGCAACTTTTTGATTTCGTCAGGATTACCCATGTCGTATTTGCCGGTGGATGATAACGCCCGCAAAGTTTCGACATAGGTGTTGGCGTAAACGGTATCCATTTTGCCTTCGTCGCGGAATAATGCTTCTTTAAGTTTTCGTGCATACCCTGGAATAAATGCTGTAGCTGTTTCTGTTCCGCCTTTGCGACCATACGGCAAAAGCACTTCAACAATCTTGTCCGTCTTCGGTGTATCAGGAATCAACTTTGATGCCGCTAACTGTGCGAAAGGTCCAAGCGCAGGAAACACCTGTAAACCTTGTGACAGTCTTTGCAACGGTGCTTTCAACGGGGCATCTAAACCTGTAACCGCTTTTGCTAAAGCACCCGAAGCAGGAAACATGAATGTCATCGCGTTTGTTACAGGATCGTTGTAGAAGAACCCTCGACCATCGTTGTCAGGGTCGGCGTTTGATGCGGCGTTATATATGCGTGTTGTGTTCCGATACAGCGAAACAGGGTCCTCTCGGAAGATGTGGCTGTATGTGCCAATGATTTCTTTCCACGCTGGGGCAAACGGGGCGACGATGCGCATGATGTCTTCAAGGTTTGTTTTGTTGCTTGCGTCGTAAAGCAAGCCTTTAGTTTTTTCTAGCCCGACGTGTTTTGCGTAGTCGTCTAGTTCTTGCAAAGTTGCTGTGCCGTTACCTGTTGATGCTCGGTTCAAATCTTTCAAAAGTTTTGAGCTGCCAACATATTTTTCAATGCTTTCACCGGCTTCTTCTGCTGCTTCTTTAATAGCTTTCAAAGCGTCTTGTGCGCCCGCTGGTGAAAGTTCGTCAACATATTTGCCGACTTCTTCGTAATAGTATTTTCTGAACACCGGTGAACGTTCAAGTGTGCGGGTGATCGAACCGTACAGTTGGCCGAAGAACCAGTTTGTTCCACGATCCATTGATTTTCGCCATGTGCTTGTGTTGCGTTCCGTCGCCAAATTTTCACGTTTAAGTGCTTCTGGTAAACCTTTTTGCCCATCCCATAATTGGGTTCGTTCAACGACTTTACGGAACTGTGGTGTACCCACACCGTTATCGCCAAAAGCGGTAACAAAATTTGTTCCTTCTTTTGCTACTTTTTCTGAGACAATCGGTTGGACTTCTACTTGCAAACCTTCTGGTGCTTTAGTCAAATTTTTAGCAAAACGTTCACCTGTTTTTGGATCAATGCCTTTAACAATCACACCGAACGTAGGGTTGTTTGGGTCTGTGCTTGTCCGAACGGTTGAGCCGACACGCAAAGGGCCATCTTCAACATTTTCTAGTTCGCTTAAAATCCTTCGAACAGGTGCGACTGTGTTGCCGTCTGCGTCACGCAACATGATGCGATTAAAGCCGTAAGCAAACTCAATATCGGGTATGTTGCCGGTCAGCTCTTGAACATTGTTCACAATTATTCGTTCAGCGTGTTGCAATAAGGCTTGGTCTACTTCGCTTGCCGGAAGTTCGTCAAATAAAATTGGCTTAAATCGAGTTGTATTACCCGCGCTGTCTGATACTTCAAGACCTGAAGCATAAGCATTTTTAATTGTTTGGTATGTTTTTTTGTTGGTTTTTATTGCGGCGACTACACGTTCTTTAGCGACCAACCTAGACTCGCTTGTAACCCCACCAAATTCAACAAATGTTTGAGCAGCGATCCTTCTTAATGCCGGCGCATTTTCTTCAACAGAATCAGCAAAAACTAAATAACCGTTTTGTGCTACAGCATCCGTGTGCAATTTTCTTCCGTTCGGGTCTGAACGACGTGCTATACCCCAATTATTTGTTTTAACCATGTTGTCAAAAACTTGATCCGAACCCACACCTGCTTGACGCAAACCGAAAGTCATCGCTTCTCGAACATCGTCAACATATTTTTCAAGTTTCAAACCAGTCAACAACTCGCCCTTCAAAGACGTGCGCTTAGATTGACCCAACACAAGCGAAATGTATTCAAACGGATGGGTAAACACCGAAGGCAAACTTGAGAACGCCATACGAACTTGGGCATCAAGCGAGTTACGGACAACATAACCGCCGGTCATTAGGGTTAATGGTTTCCAAATTGAGTTCTGCAAAACGTCAACAGCTTTCAAGCCGGCGCGTTCTTCTCCGGTGCGTACCCGCATTGACACTTTTTGTTTCAATCCTTCGCGTTCTGCTTTCAACGCATCCAGAGCAGCAGCTATATCATCTGAAGCCCCTTCGCCGCTTGCAGCCATTTTGTTTAAGTAACTAATGTCGTCGCCAAGTTTGTCGTACAAATCTTCATCAACAATTTTTATTACGTCACGTCGAACACTTTTGCCACCAACACCACCCAAAAAATTGCCTACACTCAAAAATCGATTGTCTAATTCTTTTTTTGCTAATTCGTAAGATTGTTTAATTTGCGCATATTCAGGAGTATTAGGCGCAGCATTATCTAGTTGTTTTTTGAACCCCGCCACTTTTGTTTTTATTGCGGCAAGATCACCCTGACTACCTGCGAAAGTTCCGAAACCAAAGAACCGGTTAGATGTCAACCTGCGCAACTGTCGAACATCAGGCAACACCTGTACACGTTGCAACATTTCCGATATCTGCAAAGGCGAAACAACACGATAATCGCCGCCCTCGCCAAAAGTTTTAATCAAAGTTTCTATTTCTTCAAAAGGCAAAAAGTCTCGGTTGCTGTTAGCCAACCATTGAGCCATACCGTTGTCGCTGGTTACACCGTTGCGATCCAACATATACAACCTGACTGTATCCATGCCTTCACGGACTTGACGAAAAATGTCGTCACGGACTTCTTGCGCAACACCGTTAAGTTTCAACACTTCATCAATCGCTGTGTTGAAAGTTTCTAAAACCGCATTTTGTTGAGGTCGTGTGCCTGTCTCAGAAAAACTTTCTATCGCTTGCGCACCGATACGGGAAACAGTTTCATTATCCGCACCAACAGTACGCAAATAGTTGATAATGTTTTTGGCGGCTTTAGAGTTCTGGAACCTGTCACCGCCAACAATTAATCCTTCTTCGGGTTTTTCGGTTAAATACTTTGTTACGACACGGCTAGTGTTTTTAACAAATTTGCTGTTCGCCAACGGTGTACGTTCAACAAGGTTCCCGCCCATGTTTTTGAGTGGTGTAACAAATCGCCCAGATTTTTGCAACAATCGAACTTGGTCGCTTAACGCACCTTTTTCTAACTGAAAACCTAAAGCAAGAACAGCTTTAACCTGATCGTCGGTTTCTGCTTTCGCCAATAACGCAACCATTTCGTTAGTGACGTTCGCACTCTGGTCAAACATGTCCATGATTTTGACCACATTTTTTTCGTTACGCAAACGACCAACAAGTGTTCTCGCCCGAAAGTTTGTGTCCATGAAATGCGCATACTTTGTTTCGTTCAAACCAACATCAGACAAACCTGGAATAAACCCTGCGTCGGCTTCAAGAGCTTTACGCAACTCGTCTGTCTGCACTCTGGTAAGCCGTGGGATAAGTGTCGTAACGTCTTTGAAACCTTTGACTGCTTTCGTGACCGGACCTGTCGGATCGGTTCCAACTAAAACTAAACCATCAACTAAACCTGAAAAAAAGTTGTACGGCAAAGTTTTAGGTTTGAAAACCGTGTTCGCTGCTGCTCGCCCAATAGTAAACGCAGACCCGTTGATCGTGCCACGGTAACG